AAGTATTACTGGAAGCATTAGAGGACGAACCAGATAATGCTCGGTATCAATTCTATCTTGCTCAGAGCTATTTTGATTCACAGCAGTGGGAAAAGTCAAAAGAAGCATATAGGAAACGTGTCACCATGGGTGGTTGGCCTGAAGAGGTTTTCTATTCCCAGTTCCGAGTTGGTTTGCTGTGTGGATTCACCAAAGATCCATTCGAAGTTATTGTCAAGGAATTGATAGAAGCCTATAATATTCGTCCAACTCGTGCTGAACCGTTGGTTGAACTGTCAAGAATTTATAGGATGTCAGATAAACCTGCTGCTGCATACATTTTTGCAAAACTTGCTGCCGAAACACCATATCCTGCGGAGGACATTCTGTTTATCAGTGATGATGTTTATAGGTTTGGTTCTTTGGATGAGCTTGGTGCTGTTGCATATTATGCGGGCAGGCCTCTCGAAGGATATAATGCATGTAAGCTGCTTGTAGAAGGAAATAGGGCCCCCGCAGATCATGCGGAAAGGGTCAAGACAAACCTGAAACAGTATGAGGATGTTATTCAGCAAATGGCTCCAGCAAATCAACCAGAAGTCATACACAAAAAGCTAGATACTCTAAAGGAAAAGCAAAAAGAGCTAAAGACTTCGGCTAAAAAATTCAAGAAAAAGAAAGCAAAAAGTAGGTAATGAGTCTATTTTTCCCTAAAGATCCATCAAACGGACAGAAGGTTACCATTGGTAGTAAGCAATGGGAATATTCGTCAACTTATGATGTTTGGAATAAAGTTGGTGGTGATGGTGCAACAGGCGCAACAGGCGCAACAGGCGCCACTGGTGCCACTGGACAAGCTGTTGATACAATTGGAGTTGTTGTTGATGGTTCGGGATCGATTGTTACGACTGGTAGTAAGGGATTTCGATATATTCCATATGATTGTACTGTGAAGAAACTTGTTCTTGTTGGCGATACGACAGGAACAGCCAATTTCACTCTTCATAGAGATAGTAATTATGATACATTTGGTGTTACTATTGGTGGGTTTAGCTTGGATCATGGTATGACAGGTGTTACTTCTCCGGGAATTACTTTTGGTTTGACAGCAAATGATATGTTAGAGTTTAAGATAAGTGGTTCTCCCGCAAGTATTACACGAGTTGGTTTGTTTATTGAGGTCGAGAAGAGTTAATGGCGTTTACTGAAAAATATCTTAATTACGATTTAAGTACAGGGGCCAATGATGGTTCATCTGAAGCAAATGCATGGCAGACTTTTTCTGCTGCAATTTCTGGTGCTGCTGCGGGTGACAGAATAAATGTAAAGAGAACTTCCTCTAGAATCTCTACAGGTGATATCCAATGGACCAAATCGGGAACTGTAGATGCACCTATCCATATTCGCGCATATGAAACCACAATTGGTGATGGTGGAATGTTTGAGATGAATAATAGATTTCGGTGTAGTGGGACAGATGTGATAACCGAAGGTCTCGATATTTTATCGGCTACTACTCTACTACTATGGCAAACAGGAAACCGTAACGTCACTTACAGGTGCAAGATCGAAAGCAGCGGCAGCGGGGGTGCTATAGTAAGAGCACTCACTGGTGTACTTGTTAATTGTTCCGTTAAAGCTCCAATTGCGAGTAGTTATATTGTAAACCTATACCAGTCAGCGGCTATTGGTTGTTATTTTGAAGCGACTGATGCTGCCACGACTACCTCTGGTGCTCGTATAATAGAACTAGAGAATAGTTATCGATATAGTAATGTGGTAAATTGTATACTCAAGGGAAATGGTGACACCGACCTCAAGGGAATCAATATTATAAATGATCATAATGGTCGTGGCGGTCTTTTTCAGAACAATGTATTTGAAAATCTTGGTACTTGTATAGTATACAATGAGGGAGGATTTGGACAAAGCATTGCGATTATACAAGATAATATTTTCTACAATGCAACCAAGGCAATAGAGAATTTGCGAGGAACAAATTCTTCGTCTAAATGGGGATATTTTATTAATAACAACGCCACTGGTTTATTGACAGGTGCAGCCTACACAAACGTCGGTGACTATATCCCTAACCAGATTGTATTAACAGAAAGTCCCTTCATAGATACAGTACATTATGAATTAAACGATGCTCCGGGGGGAGGTGCCCTTTGTAAGTTCAGAGGGACAGCTCCGGATAGTCTTGTTCCAAGCATAAAGGGACCGACGTTTGCTTTTGATAGGGCTTCCGGAAGAGTGAATTTCACTTCAATTGGTGGTGCTATTCCAAAGGGTGCAGAATCATCACATGTTTTCTAGAAAGGAAAAATAAATGGCTATTACAGATCCAGAGGCGATACAATTCGTCAACGAGTATATTCGTCCAATGTGCGAAAATCTTCGTTTCATGAACGCAAGAGGTGCAGATTGGGCCCAAAAATGGGCGCAGATTTCGTCCAAGTTTCCCAATGATACATCAGCAGTTGAGGACGGCAGAGAGGCAGAAGGAATTAGTCGATTGACTGGTGCAGACATTAATTCAGTTGCGACAGTATTTGCTTCATTGTTGACCATTATGGATTCAACAGCACAAACAGTCATAGCTAAACCATGTGTTCGTCCATTGCTTTATTCGCCTCCTCCAAATATTTCTTGACTTGCAACTAAATGGTGTTATACTAGTTACATGCTAATACACAAACTATATCCCAATGTAATTCGTCCCGAACGACAAACCAAACTCTCGGCATGTTTTGATATTCATGCTCACCTTAGAGGTCCTGTTATTTCAGAAGATAAGATTCCTGAATTCAGGAAAATTAAGATGTTTGACAGAATGAATCATATGACCGAAGTTATGCCAGAGGTCACATGGAACAGTGATACTCCCCACACAACGGTGGTGATTCCCCCAAACAGCCGGGCACTGATTCCAACTGGAATTGTGTTCGATATTGATTCCGATTATTCTATCCGAGTACATCCTCGGTCTGGTCTTTCATGGAAGTATGGGGTAACTCTTGTGAATTGTGAGGGTGTCATTGATTCTGACTATCGAGAAGAAGTGTTTATCCCCTTGATTAATACAACCGAAGTCCCATATACAATTGAACACAAGGATAGGATTGCACAATTTGAAATTATTCGCTACAATGATACTATTACGTATATAACGACTACTGAAGCAAAAGCAAATAGAACTACGGATCGAGTCGGTGGATTCGGTTCAACTGGAGTATAAATTATGACCCGTGATGAATTGTTAGATTTTCACATCAAAGTATGTGAAGATGCTCGTACCCTTATGAATCTCAAGAATCGTGATTATGCAGGTGGTGATGGTGACGAACCGTTTGCAAACTTTACTCGATGTGAGGCGATGGGCATTTGTGAGACAGAGGCAGGTTTTCTTGTTCGTGTAATTGACAAGGTGAGCCGCATGAGTTCTTTCCTTCGTTCAGGAAAGATGCATGTTGAAGATGAAAGTTTTTATGATGCAATTATAGATGTCGTTAATTATATGGTGCTTCTTGGTGCTTATGTGAAGGACAAGGACGAAGATTCAACTGAGTCTCTTGGTGAGACTGAACGAAGAGAAACGGAATCTTCTGACTGGAATTTTAGTGAACAAACACATATAATGCATCATCAGGTTTAATATGAACTTCTATACTAATGTTTCTCTCGTGGGGGATGGAATTCTCTACAGAGCAATTGAAAATGGAGTTTCTGTGAAGAGGGTCGTGCGGTATCAACCGACCCTCTTCGTTCCTTCTAATAAGGAATCTGAACATAAAACTCTTGATGATCAGCATGTGGACTCGGTGCAGCCGGGAACCATATCTGACTGTCGTGATTTTGTTAAGCAGTACCAAGGTATTCCAAACTTCAAGATTTATGGAAATACTGATTATGTGTATCAGTATATCGGTGATGAATTTCCGGATGAAGTTGATTATGATGTGAGTAAGATTGTTGTTGCTCATCTTGATATAGAGACTCAGTGTGAGCATGGATTTCCTCAAGTCGATGATCCACAAGAAGAAGTTATTGGTATCACCCTGTCTGTAAATGGTAAGAAGTATGTTCTCGGTCTAGGTGAATTTCACATTGATGGTGTTGATTGTAGAAAGTATTGGTCAGAGGAGGATCTTCTTGCAGACTTCTTGGAAATCTGGAAGAGTGAACATCCAGACATTGTGACTGGTTGGAACATCAAGTTCTTTGATATTCCATATCTCGTTCAGAGAATGAACAAGGTTCTTACTCCAGTTGAGACATCACAGCTTTCTCCGTGGAAGAAGATCCGGGAGAAGTTCATTGAGCGTTCCAGCAAGAAGCATAGGACGTTTCAGATCCTTGGTGTTTCTATTCTTGATTACTTGGATCTGTATCGAACTTTTACGTACACAAATCAGGAATCATATCGCCTCGATCACATTGCGTTTGTTGAATTGGGTGAACGCAAACTTGGTTATGGTAAGTATGAAACCATTCGTGATTTCTATCGTGGCGACTTCCAGCGTTTCATGGAATATAATGTTCGTGATGTTGAATTGATTGAGATGCTCGAAGATAAGATGAAACTCCTAGAACTCGCACTTGCACTCGCTTATTCTGCTAAGGTTAATTATGAGGATGTTTTCTCACAAGTGCGAACTTGGGATCAAATTATTTACCACCATCTTCGGAAGCAGAATATTGTAATTCCTCCGAAGAAGGGCGGGAAGAAAGATGAGAAGTATGCAGGGGCATATGTTAAGGATCCAATTACAGGTATGCATGACTGGGTTGTTTCTTTCGACCTGAACAGTTTGTACCCCCACTTGATCATGCAGTATAACATTAGTCCAGAGACACTGGTTAGACGAGGACAAGACATTGATATTAATTCAGATGCTATTTTGGATAATAATTCTAGTACCATACAAGGTATTAAAAGGAATGCTTCAAATGGTTATGCGGTAGCTGCAAACGGAACTTGTTATCATAAGCACACTCTTGGTTTTCTACCCGAACTCATGCAGAAGATGTATGATGAGCGGAAAGAGTTCAAGAACAAAATGCTTAGTTTGCAGAAGGAGAAAGAAAAGATTTCGAAGGGGGATGTCTCCCAGAGAAAAGCCCTAGAGTATGAGATTGCAAAGTATAATAACTTTCAGTTGGTTCGTAAAATTCAATTGAACTCTGCTTATGGTGCTATTGGTAATCAGTACTTTAGGTACTATGCAACTGAGATGGCAGAAGCAATCACTGCATCTGGACAACTTAGTATTCGTTGGATCGCTGACAAACTCAATGAGTTTCTGAATACTACGTTAAACACTGATGCTTATGATTATGTTGTTGCTTCAGACACAGACTCTGTTTATATTCGATTGAATAATCTTGTTGATAAATTCTTACCGGACTGTGAAGACAAAGAGCGTATTATAAACTTTCTTGATAAGAGTTCTGAAGAAATCATTCAGCCATTTATTGATAAGAAGTATGCAGAGCTTGCAGAACTTATGAATGCATATGAGAATAAGATGCAGATGGGTCGAGAAGTTATTGCAGAACGTGGTGTGTGGACTGCCAAGAAACGGTATGCACTTAATGTTTGGGATTCTGAGGGTGTTCGGTACGATAGCCCAAAGCTCAAAATCATGGGTATTGAAACTACGCGAAGTTCTACTCCCGGTATTGTTCGCGAGAAACTCAAGGAAGTTATTCGTCTTGTTCTGACAACAGATGAGAAGACTATTCAGGAGTATGTGTCGGACTTCAAGGAAGAGTTCTTTGCTTGTGAACCAGAAGATATTGCTTTTCCTCGTAGTGTTTCTAATCTAGAGGATTATGCTTCTTCGTCTGACATCTACAAGAAGGCAACGCCAATTGCAGTGAAAGGATCATTGATTTATAATCATTTTATTCAGCAAGCAAAACTTGAGAGTAAATATGAAAAAATTCAGCAAGGTGATAAGATCAAGTTCATTTACCTTAAGGAACCAAATCCTATTGGTGGGCCAAGGGGAGATAAGGTTATATCTTTCCCAACAAAGATACCAAAGGAACTTGACTTGCATCGGTTTGTTGATTATGATAAGCAGTTTGTGAAGAGCTTTCTTGATCCACTTGAAACCATTCTTGGTGTAATTGGGTGGAGATCTAAAGAGATAGCTACATTGGAAGGACTGTTCGCATGAAAATTGATATTGAATATAAGGATATTGTTTTTATACGGGAAATTCTTAGAGAGAAAGAAGATCTTTATAGAAAACAAATAGTTGATGGGTATACAGATACCTCGACCCCAATAGATACCATAAGTACAATGGAATCAAAACAAAAAAGAATCACTAAAATTTACGAAAAGCTAAATCAATACTAGGAGAATTATGAACGATTTTTTAACTGACTTTGTGAAGGAATCAGGAAACCAATATGCAAATATCGTCTGTGATGGATTGGATGGGGCAGATGTTAGTGGCTTCCTCGACACAGGGTCTTATGCGTTTAACGCTTTGCTTTCTGGTTCTCTTTCAGGTGGAATTCCAAATAACAAGATTATTGCGCTTGCAGGGGAGTCTGCAACAGGAAAAACTTATTTTACTCTTGGGATCGTCCATAAGTTTCTTGCTGACAACAGTGACGGCGTGGTACTGTATTTTGATACTGAGCAGGCTGTAACTTCAGACATGTTTACTGAGCGGGGGGTTGATGCAAATCGTGTTGCTGTTTTCCCCGTTGCAACTATCGAAGACTTCCGGCATCAAGCGATTAAGATAGTTGACAAGTACCTTGAACTTCCAAAGTCTGAACGTAAGCCTATGCTCATCTGTCTTGACTCACTTGGTATGTTGAGCACTGACAAGGAGATTGTTGATACCGCAGATGGTAAGGGAACTCGTGACATGACTCGCGCACAGATGATCAAGTCTACCTTTCGTGTACTTACCATCAAGCTCGGTAAGGCGGGGATTCCCCTTGTCCTGACTAACCACACATACGATGTGATTGGTTCTATGTTCCCGCAGAAGGAGATGGGTGGTGGTTCGGGGCTCAAGTATGCTGCATCGACTATTGTGTATTTGTCAAAGAAGAAGGTGAAGGAAGGGACCGATGTTATTGGAAATATCATTCACTGTAAGCTATATAAGAGTCGGTTCACGAAAGAGAATTCTATGGTGGATGTGATGCTCAACTATGATGAGGGACTTAATCCTTATTATGGTCTGGTTGATATTGCACTCAAGTACGAAATCTTCAATAAGGTATCAACTCGAATTGAAGTTTCTGATGGTACAAAGGTCTACGAGAAGCAACTCTACAAACAACCAGAAAAGTATTTCACTGAAGCGGTCATGGAACAATTGGAAGAAGCCGTTGCAAAAGAATTTAAGTATGGAACTTTGGAGATAGAAGATGAACCAGAACAGCCAGCCACCTAAGTATAGGTACGCAGATGAAATTCCTGGCGGACATGTACCAATTCAAATTATTGATGGTAAATATGAAGGAATTATGGTAAGATATGATAAAGTTGTTTTGGAAGAAAGGGACGAAAATCTCTACTTCGATTATGATTATGATGTATTGAAAAATCCAGATGACATTGAAATTACTGACGAACTTCGTGACATATTCACTTCAATTTTAGTTTCTGTTATGGACGAACAAATTACAAACATGCCCGATGATTTTGATCTTTTGAAAGAAGGCGACAGTGAAGAACATAGAGAGAGTAATACTTCAAAACCTCCTATACAATGAGGAGTTTTCTCGACGAGTTACTCCCTTCCTAAAATCTGAATATTTTCATGATCCGGTAGAGCGGATGGTGTTTTCTTCTACACAAAATTTCATCATGGAATATACTGCGCTTCCTACTAAGGAAGCCGTCCTTATTGATCTAAACAAGAATGCAAAGATCAATGAAGTTCAGTTTCGGGAACTTGGTGACCTCATGGATGATCTTACTTCGGAAGATATCCCTGAGTTGTCATGGTTGGTAAATGAGACAGAGGAGTTCTGTAAGGACAAGGCTGTTTACAATGCAATCATGGAATCTATTCATATTATTGATGGTAAGTCTGATACAAAGACTGCAAATGCAATTCCCGAAGTTCTTTCTGATGCTCTTGCTGTTTCATTCGATACACATATTGGACATGATTATATCGAAGACGCTGATGAGCGATATGATTTCTATCATAGAGTAGAAAAGAAAGTTCCGTTTGATCTTGAGCACTTCAACACAATCACTGCTGGTGGTACACCACAGAAAACTCTGAACATTATAATGGCTGGTACTGGTGTTGGTAAGTCTCTTTTCCTCTGTCACCATGCTGCAAACTGTCTCACACAGAATCAAAATGTTCTTTACATTACATGTGAAATGGCGGAAGAACGAATTGCAGAAAGAATTGATGCAAACCTTTTTGACATGACCATTGATGATGTTCAAGATCTGTCTCGTGCGATGTATGAAAAGAAAGTTGAGACTCTCAAGAAAAAGATCAAGGGTAAGTTGATTGTTAAGGAATATCCAACTGCGACTGCGAATGTGAATCACTTTAAGGCTTTGTTGGATGAGCTTTGGATGAAGAAGAAGTTTAAGCCTGATATCATATTTATTGACTATCTAAACATTTGTGCCTCTGCTCGACTTAAAAACGGAAGTAATGTAAACTCATATACCTATATTAAAGCTATTGCAGAGGAGTTGCGCGGGATGGCAGTTGAGAGATGTGTTCCTGTGTTTTCAGCAACACAGGTGAATCGTAATGGTTTTAATAATAGTGATGTTGGTCTAGAGGATACTTCCGAATCTTTTGGTCTCCCGGCAACTGCGGATTTTCTGGTTGCTTTGATTTCTACTGAGGAACTGGAAGCACTCAATCAGATTATGGTCAAGCAACTGAAGAATCGATACAATGATGTTGCATCTAATAAGAAGTTTATTTTGGGTATTAATCGCGGAAAGATGAAGTTGTACGATGTTGAGAAAAATGCACAGGTTGGGATTATACAAGCCAACCAAACACAAGACACTAAGGCTGGATCTGGGCTTGATGGACGAAACTTCGATGAGAAGTTTTCTAAACGGACCTTTGAAAACTGGGAAATATAATGTCTTATTACATAGACAAAAAATTCATAAACCTCGCGTCAGCTAGTCTTTCGTTATTTAAGTGGAAAAAGGAAGATCTTGCTAATTGTCGATGTCCTATCTGTGGTGATTCACAGAAGAATAAGACGAAGGCT